TTCAACTTCCTCAGCTACAACGTCAATGTCATTTACATCACTAACTACGTCACTAGCAGCATCAGTACTTTCTGATACAATAGTTTCTTCAGTTTCTCCTGTAAATACAGTTAATTCATAGATGTCAGCTTCTCCTTCACCACTATATAATGATATAGAAAAGTCAATATCCTGAGTGTCATCACTCATTCCTAAGAAATTACGAACTTCAGTAGATAACTTGGTTGATGATATAGCTTTACCTTTCTCCTTAGAGTTAGTAAAACTAGACTCATTCTTAGACGTTTTGTAAGTAGTATCCTTGGTTTCATGTAGAAACTCATCAGTATTAATTACAAATAATCTAGGCGTCAAGTTTACTGAATCTGGCTGTGCAAAACCAAATAATAAAGTTTGTACTGCTCCTTTAGGTAAGCGCAATAATGCTGCTGCTTCTCTATTGAACAATATTCTTCTAGAAGTCTTAGGACCTCTATTAGCTTCCAGTTTCATGGATGCAAATCCAAATTGACTAGGCGCTGAATTACCAGCTACTGTGGTCTTTAATGACCCAAATACAATGTTTAACATATTCTCTTTTTTATTTATTTTGTTGCGGGAACATTTAATAGAGGTTCCTGCTTCTCTGGTCTTTTACCGCCTTCTCCTTTAATTACTGTGCTTTTGCCTTCGATAAAGATCTTACTCCAGTCAACTGTAATGTCATTAACTTCATTGGAAGTTGCTACAGTTATTTTCTGACCAATAAGGTGCTTTTGTCTTGAGCCTACTACTAGTGAATCTGACGGTTCGAAGTCAATAATAGTCTTGTTATCATCTCTATATACCAATCCGATTGCATCACACCATGAACATAAAATTGTCTTAGTCTGACCAGTTAGTGCTATAGATTTCTCGGTGAATGTATCACCACCTTTTGACATATCTTTCTCTTTAACGTGACCTATCAAAACTAATGTATCACAATAGTTTTCAAGAGGCTTTAACATCTTAAAGAAAGCTTGTCTAGTATATAAGTAACCTGCACCGTTAGGTAAGGTTCTTACATCTGTTCCTGTAAAGTTCGCACCCATTGAAGTCTTTCTGTACAACTGTACTGCTAACTGCAAGGATATGTCCTCTAAGGCTGTCATAGTGTCTAAAGCTATGTATTTGTACGGATTCTTTCCTGTTTCTTCCTTAGCTTTCTTGAGGGCTTTCATAAGCTCCCCATATTCAGCCATGTTAGTAACATTAACAATCATACCGTCAACATAATTAGAACCTTGCTCCATGTCTACAATAAGACAATCATCAAGCTCTGAAACAATAGTAGTCTTGCCACACTTTGGCGCACCAAAGAGTAATAGTCTCTTAGAGTCTAATCTCTTGGCTTTTTGGCGTATCATTGGCAACTCCATACTACTCTTCTTCTGATTTAGCAGCATCTTGTTTCTGAGCTTCTTGAAGCATCATAACTAATGTCATTTTAGATACCATAAATGCAAGTTGTCTTTTACTAAAAACACTTTCAATTCCTTCAGCTAACTCAGACACCATATTGTTGTCTTTATTTAAACCATCAATGAATCCATTCATTTTACCATTAGCTTCCGTAAATGAATCAACGTCAACTCCACAGGCTTTCATATCACTTTCTATTGAGTGATCATAATTACCTTCTTTTACTTTTTTTAATTTAATCATAAAATTTCTGTTTATTTACCGTAAAGATACGGATTTTTTGGTTATTAAACTAGTTTTAATTGCTTTATTTTCTCTATTAATTCGTCTATACTACCTTCATTATCAATAACATAGTCGAAATTATAATTGTCTAAAGCTGTCTCTGAAGCATGTTGTCCACCGCAGTGACTTTCACCTTCAGGTCTCTCTATTCTGATCATAATACCACCTCTATCTTTGATAGCTTTAGCTTCATTAGAAAATCTAACATCTGTTATTATCCAACTTGGAAAAGAATAATGTATCATTTGACCTGTATCCTCTTCATCTGTTGGACATTCTTGTTGTCCACAGTCATCACATACATAATCAGCAAACAAAGCATTGATCCATATATTTGGATGTAATACTTGTCTACCTGCTTCAGTACCTAGAAGTTGTAATAGTTTGCGAGGTGTTAATTTAATCAAATGAGATTCAATCATATACTCATCTTCGTAATGTTTTTCATTACCTAGATAATCTATATAACCTTCTAAAACACCTTCAAAGCTTATTTCCCATTTCCACCACTCTTTACCAAGTTCTTTTTCTTTAAACTCTCTATCTTCAAAATCAGAAACATCACAGCCTATAAGCAATGCAGCTATCTCTTTCAATTTACCTGCAAACTTTTTGATTTCGTAAGGTGAATTTTCATCTTCTAAAAAACTGGCAAATGAATAATCTTCATTAAGAAGTTCATATTCTTTACAGCTTAAATATTGTAGTATACTACCTACAGTATCTTTGCCTGAGCCTATTTTACCTGATATCCCAATCAGGCTGTTGCTACCACCAGCTGTCATAATAGATTTTATCTCCTTTTCCAATAGCATCTAAAGCCATTACACAAAATTCATAATCTTCTTTTTGATATATACCTTCTGAGTCATCTCCAAAGAAAAATCCTTGTGTTTCAGGTAAATTATTAGAAGAAATATCTCTTAATAAAGCAAAAATATCTTCTTCTCTTAATCTAAATTCTACGCAATTAAAATTGCTGTCAGCTACTTCTTCTCCTTTTCTCTTTCTCCATCTGGCTTCCATCCATCCGTGTAATCTGTTGTGCTTTCTCCAGTATGAAATTTGCTCCATGTCTTTTTTAGAAGCACCTTTCTTGCGTCTGTACGCATATTGATCTAATCCCATTTATATTCTTTTTAGTAGTTTATCTGATGCCTGATAATAAGGCGTCATCAAGTGGCTCTCACTTGCTTTTGGTAATTCTTTAAACCTATTTGTAGCACCATCAAATAACATGTGATGGTATTTATTAGGTGGTCCAAACCTATTCTTTAAGACTTTAATAGCCCTAAATGTGTCACGCATCCTACGTATATCATATCCATGATACTCTTCAAAACCATATCTATCAGGAGCATACACACCTAAAATAACTTTAGCGTCACGCTGAATCTCCTTATTGTTAGCAAATCCTGCTAACGAAGGCTCAGTCTTCTTCTGTATACTGTCACCCTTCATAGTAAACTGCTCTCTCTCGCCAGATTGCTCTTGCTGAATGATGTTCACTACAGCCCAGTTCCAGTGCTTAGTTATTTGTTTTAGTGCATAATTAGTACTCCAATGAGCCATTGTCTGATGTTGATTCATAGTACTGCCAGTATCTTTATTCTTCTCTGGCGTTAATAAACTCATGTGGTCAACAACAACTATAGTCATTTGATTAGGGTCATCAGGTACATAATGAGAATAAGGTCTAACCTTCTCTTCAATTGTGTACTTTTTACCGTCTTCATCTATCTTGTTCTTGATAAAGATCTTCTCATCATAGTGGTGAGTGCCATTTTCATCAGCATAATTACGCAGGTATTTATATATACCTGTTGGATTATAAACTGAATCTATTACCTCAACACTACTTAAAAGCTCTTCCATCTCTTCAACATAAGTTTCTATGATCAACATGATCTTAGAGTCAATAGATTTCTCTCTATAGCCCTGCAATGCCAATATATCTATCTGTAGTCCTGACTTCTGTGATACGTAATTACATATCATAGTGTCAACAAACTCCTGTCTACTCTCTTCCAGAGCAAAATAGAATATCTTAAGCTTCATGTTGTTCTTTACAGCATATTCTAGTGGTTCTCTAACTGCAAGAGCCTTGGCCACTTGAGTTTTACCCACACCTGAGCCAGCTGTAATCATAGTTATCATGCCGGGAACAATACCTGGTACTGATTCTGATAGTTTAGGATAGTTTTGGAAGGGTATACAGAATAGTTTACCAGCATCCTTGTCCTCTTTTATCTTTCTAAGGTCATTTACTCTGGATTCTACTTTTCCAATTTCTTCTTCTTCTATCATTATTTTGATTTTACTAGGTTACACTTATGTCCATCACTCCATTTTACTGGAGGTGGAGCTTTATCTTCTGTTGTGTAATAATTAGTACCACAACCTGTACATGTATACTTTGTCTTCATATTAATTCCAGTCTTCTTCATAATTATCTACTATACCACCTGTTACGTCAGTTTTCTCTTCTAATAAGTATTCCATTTTCTCATGGTATCCACCGTTAAGCCATCTAGTTGCCTCTACCATATATTCTAAGTCTTTAGACTTTATACGCATGGCAACTTCTAGCTCCAATACTTTAATAGCTTTTTCTTCTGCTTCAGGATTACCAACAAATAAAGCTTGCCACTTCTTACGAAGCTTTCTGCCTTCTATAGTATCAGCTTTAGCTGGAGACAATACTCTTGAGCCTCCTGTTGACTTAACAACTCTTACAGGATATGCGGTAAGCCATTTAAGGAAATAATCCTCATCTAGCCTAAACATCTTCCTAGCCTTCTCTCTTATTACAGTGCCAGCCTCAGTTAACTTAATTAGCCCTTTCTTTTCAAGGTTAATTACGTCAATACTACTAGTCCTGTAATGATCAGTAATACAATCTGGACAAACCAGGTCATATAATGTGAGATACTCATTTATTGATAGATTATTACTCTTTAGCACGTCAAAATTAATAATTACGCTGTCTACTTTACTCATTTGTTACGTATTTTTTATCGAAGTCTTTCATAGCCTTGGTAAAATATACCTCATCTTGCGTTTCTTCCATTATTATTAAGTGCATTTCAGGGAACTCATGTCTAAGACATCTACCTAACATTTGGTAGAATGATCCTATAGTACTGTCCAGTTGTACTATTATTCCCTTATGGACATTAGTTAAGTTAACTCCTTCACGAAGCATCTTAACTGCAAATAATTCACTACATTCGTTACTGTTAAAGCAGTTAACTAAGTCTTGATTCTCTTCTCTTGTGTTTTTAGAGTGAACAGCACTTGTCTTTGTTAGTAATTCAGTCTGCTCTATTGAGCCTGTAAAACATATAAATTTATGTTTGCCATGTCTAAACTTTTGCACTAACTGTTTTGCTTTTGATGTCTTGGCTGTAGAAAGAAACTTCTTTCTTTGAGATCCTAAATTTAGGAACTTGTTTCTGCAAGCTATCTTCATTCCCTCTGGTCCACTATAAGATAAATTCTTATAATACTCCATCTGCTCAGATATTAACTGATAATACTCAACTTCGTTGCACGCTACATTTAACTGGATGTTTTTATATTTATTAAATACATCCCATCTATTGTAATATGCGCAATTCACTTTCTCTGCTCTAGATTTTACTCCTTTGCTCATAATATAATTATAAGACCTGTCGTTTCCATTCTTAAGCTTAGACTTGTGTATTACAACACTAGGACTAGGGAGTAACTTCATAGCTATAGCTTCCGTTAATGGGATTCTGTAGTATCCAGCGGTATCGTCAGACATTCTTTCTATCAAATACTCTTTTTCTTTCTTTATTGTTGCAGAAAGATATATTACTTTAGTCGTAGGTGTCAACATTGATTTTATCAAGGTTGTTTTCTGTGGCGTTAATGCATGACACTCATCAAGTATTAGAAAGTCTACATCTACTATCTTCTTTGCAGAAGCGTATAATATTATAGATGTATTGTCTAATATATGATTATAACCATGTTTACTAATGTCATCAAGCCAATTCTTCCTGTGTGTAGTTTCTTTACAAACTATTGTACCCACTGCTAGTGGATTATAAAAAAGAAAGTCTGATATTATCTTGATGGCTGCAAGAGTTTTTCCCGTACCAGTTGACCACTCTAAAACTAAGTGATTCCTTTTACGGGAAGATATTATTGCTCTATCTTGTATCTTATCCTTTTCCGGATTAGACATCATCTTTATTTTCCCAGGCATAAGCAAACAATTCGTTGGCTATATGAGATGACTGTAAGTGGTCTTCGTATAAATTACTTATATCTGTTTCCGCTCCATCTTGTTCAAGAACTACACTTACTATGGTTAGTTCTGATTCTGGCGCAACATCGTAGCTACCTTCGTCCCAGTATATCTGGTATTCAATGGTAACTGCGTAATCACTATACTGTGTGTAACTAAAAGTTCCTCTTCCTTCCATTTTAATTTATTTTAGGGTTAGTACTGTTATTGTATTCTAATCTTTTAATACTGTTCATTCTTTTAAATAATACTGACATTAAATTGCCTGCATCCCAATGATAACTATGCGCTTTGCTGCTAGTTAATGGCTCTATTAAGGTTAACACTACTAAAATATCAGATAGTGTCTGTACGACTCCTCTGATTGTTCCATCTGCTGTTGTAACCTCAATGTTCTGTCCTTTTCTAAGTCCAGTTACTGTTTGTTTTTCTTTCTGTGTCATTTGTTAGTTTAATTAGTTAGTTTTATTTATAGGATCTCAATTTTTTGAGGAAATCCTTCTCATTGTCAGAATCTAATACTTTTTTCCATTTCCACATTTCAGCTTGATATATTCTGTAACGTTTGTTTGGGTCTACTTTTACCTTAATTTTTACTGCCATCTGATTTTGTTTTTTTGATTACATAATATAGTTTACTAATCCTATTCCAAGACCTATGCCTATGGTTATTCCTGATGCTATCGTTGTGTAAAATGCCACAAGAATAATTCCTTCCTTAATTCTGTTTACTGTCATGTTATGTTTATTTATTAGTGTTTATTTTAAATTATTATGTTAAAGCTATTGGGGAGCCTCAACTCCCCCATAACTAACCAACTAAACAAATTCAGGTTCTCCAACCTGAATTGATGTTTTTATAGTTGCCTGTAGTAGTATCGCTCTGCTACAGGCTGTTGTTATTCTTTGAATGATTGTGACACTATGCTTAGTAATAAGCTAATACCTACGCCATCTACGTATGCTATATTTGTTGCTACTATACCTTCTAATCCTGGTATAGCAGTAACTATAACTGGCCATAAAAACCAGATAAATAGTCCAAATACAAGTGAAAACGTTATTGTTACTATTAACGTTAAAATCCCTTCTAATAAAAATTTTGCTACAGTCATTCTTCTTCTGTTTTAGCTTCAGCTATTCTTTTAGATCTGGCCTCGTGCGCATCTAATTCTGATTGTGTTGGCTCATACTCTTGTAATGCTTTGAGATAACTTCTCTGCTTTCCTGATAAACCTGACTCTTTGTTCAGTATCAACTGGTACTCAGCTTCAAATGTTGTCTCTTTCTCTATTATATAATCCTGTATGCTGTTATAGAGTTTTTGTTCTTTTTTAACAGCTTTTAAGTACGCCATCTGTTCAGCCATATTATAATCTCCGTAATGAAGTCCATCATTACCATTTTGACCTATAATATTCATTCTGTCGTTAATACTGTCTTCTTGTTCTTGTGTTATATTCATTTTAGTTCGTCTTTTACAATATTATTACGTAATGTTTTGAGGATATACTCAAATATCTCAACTTCTTTTCTGCATCCATCTAGAACAAGTTGTTGCTCTCTTCTGGTAACACCTCCATACAACCCAGCTTTTAGATCTCTATGAGTATCATCAACCATAAACTTTGCGTTAATTAGTTGAGCCTCAAGCTTATCTATAGCTGAGCAGTGTATAAGGTATTCGTCAAACTCATCCATTATAACATGTATAGTTATAGTGGACCATCAACAAAGCAAAGGCTGTCAATGCAGCCATTGCTAGCAGAAACATTGCTGCTTCTTTGATTACTTTTTTCATTTAATTATTCTGTTGCGGACACCAACTGATGCAAAGAGTATGTTCCATAGGGAACTCCGTCAGTATAGTATTCTGATTGTCTAAATCTAATGTTAGTAATACCTTTTGTGTTTAAGTTTGTAATGTCAAATATACTATACGCACTGTCTACACATGATATGTCAGCTTTATCTTTAATTATTACTGATCTTCCATCAGCAAATAGTAACTTAAGATAGTTTTTGTATGATCCAGCGCATCCTAAATCAGATGTACTGTATAACTTTAAGAAAATATACTGGTCAATTCGCATAACTTTAGCTTTTAACAAACCTACATCTGTTTTTGCAAAGTTATATATCTTTGTGTATTTCTTTACCGTTCCATCAAACAGGTCTACTTCATTTGTTTCTAGTGTTTGAGCTGCCAGTTGAGCTGCAAATAATAATGATAATGCTAATAATAAATTTCTCATATTTGTTTTTGTTTTTAATTGTTGATTATTCTTCTACTGAATGTTCTGTCTTTTCCCATACCATGGCTGAGCCATTAAAGAACTTCCAAACTGCTCTATATGCTGAAATTGATTGCAGCAAATAATAGAAAGGTTGAAATAAAGAAAGAAACAAGTTCTTACTGTTTTGCTTTGCTACAGATGCAATTGCGTGAGTTAAAACTATTAATATATAATTACATATTAAAGCTACAACAGGCAAATCTGCAATAAATGTTTCTCCGCTCCTTATCCCAAAATAATCTAAAAAGAATATTATGGCCAAAGGTGGAGCTATAAGTGGAGCCAGTATGTTTCCAAATATAGATAAGTAAAATTGAATGAATCCCCATACTCCTACGTCTTTGATTAATTTTCTGACATTTCTTGTGTGTACTGAATAGGTAACCAAAAAGCCTAGATTCCATCTAGTTCTTTGTTTTATCCATATCCATAAATTACTTACTGCTATTTCTTCTGTAACGCTATCAATTACTACGATCTTCATTCCCAATCTTGCCATTCTAACTCCCAAGTCAGCATCCTCTGTTACATTATAAGCTGACCATCCTCCAATATTCTTAAGAGATTCAACTCTTAAATGTTGTGATGTTCCTCCAAATGGTATTACAGGTTTTGCCCCTTGAATGTTCTCAAGACCTTTTATTGTTAATGAAAACCATGCTAAATACTCTAAATTAAAGAATCTAGTTAACAAGTTGTTGTTTTTGTTCTTGTAATGAAGTCTACACTGTACGGCTTCGACTTCTTTATTCTTAAATTCAGTTACTACTTTTCTTAGTTGCAATGGATCTGGCTTATCTTCTGCATCATATACGACTACTAGCTCTGCATCAGTTCCATACAATCCTAAGTTACAAACTTTTGGTTTTGTAAATGGGAAATCTGGACTTGCACTAAGTATTCTAAAATGAGATGGTAAGTTCATATTGCTAATTGAGCCTAGATAATCATCATCTGAATCAACAAGTAATACAACATCCATCTTATCTTTTGGATAGTCAATTGCATCTATATTCTTTACCAATTCTTTTATAACTTTCTCTCCTTCATTTCTACATGGCAACAACACACAATACTTAGGCAGATCCTCGTCTGCATCCATACATGCTACATCGTTGTCTTTTATATTCTTTAGCCCATATATTGTCAAGGCTAATTTATAAGAGAAGTATGCAAATGAAAAAACATTTAAAGCAATAATTAATCCAGTGTATCCTGTAATAACTAAATACAAGATACTAAAAAACAT